CTATTACCTATGTTATCTGGTATAGATGTTTCCATTCCTGGTTGTGGATTAGCTGTATCTAAATGAGCTGCTCCATATTCACCTTCAGGTACTTTGGTTTCTGTAACACCTATAGGAAACTTACCAGTTCCAAATATAACATCTACAAGCTGACCAAAGGCAGCAAGTACTTTTGTTTTTGTAACCTTTACAAAGATTCTAGACTTTTCAGACTCTCTAAACTTTACAGAATTACTATACATTCCACGATAGTTTTCATAAGCCTTTAACCATCTACGCTCATCCATATCTCTTTTATCTTCGGCTTGAGCAAATCTAGACTTTATTATTCCTACTAGATTGGATTGTTGATCTTCTTCAAGTTTTAAAATACTGCCTGTTTCGCCTTCGACTTCTTCATAGATGTTATCAGCGTTTAAAAATGTATTTTCTTTTTCTGCCATTTACTAATATCCAAATGTTGAGTCTGACGGTTTATATATATCAGTTTGTATTCTTAACCTTCTGTCATAAGGATGATCAACTCTTGGTCGGCTCATTAATAAATAACGTAAAGCATCATAAGCGTGATCAGAAGCATTAGTATCTACATCTTCTGAATTAGTTTTAGATAACGGAATACCTTGTAGCTCTCTAATTAAATTAGTACAAGAACTTACTACTTGTAATCTTGGTCTTCCATCAGGTCGCTTTCTTAAATGTTCGTGTATATGAACTTTACCTGCAACTCTGTTTTTATCTGCTCTTCTTAACTTATGACCTTTATTGACAAGTGTTTCTCCAATAGTAGGCCCTGAATAACCTGTTCTAGCCCAAGCTGCTGTATCTAATACACCTGGAATAGACTTTACTTCACTTTCTTCCATATATGTTATTTTATCAGCTAACGCGCTCCCTGTAAGACCTTTCTGGTAGAGTTCTCTATATATAATGATGGTCTTGTCTTCGGGATCTACGGCAGCCCATAAACAACAACTTTCTGCGGCATAGCCATAATCTATACCTTTAAATCTTTCCCACCAAGACGGTATTTCAAAAGGAGATATTATATGAGTTTCTCTTTCAAACTCTGCAAACGCTGCTCCTTCTGCTATATCCCAATTACCTTCTAGTAACTGTTTACGTTGTACAGCAGGAAGCGAGTTAAGCATCCTTTCATATTCACCATCTTCTGCTAGATAAGGGTTATCCTGTAATCGAGCAGGGATAAATTTTCTAGTAAGACCATCTTTACCTATAAATGCGTTATTAGATTCTGATGGTAATACATATCTTTTCTTTACCCAATGCGCACCAACTCCACCTGGGTTTGCTGTGCATCTTAAATAAGTTTGAAGATTAGGATCTGTAGTTCTTAAACGCGATGCTAAATAGTTCCAACCAAACTCTGTTGGTAAGTGTGTTATCTCGTCAAAGCCTATCCAACTATATGCCTGTCCTTGATAACGATAAACATCTGAGTCTCTTTCTAAAAATCCAAACTCTATCTTTGCTCCGCTAGGAAAGTTCCAAAGTTTTTCTACTTCTCTAAACTTTGCTCCTTTAAAAGCTTTAGGATAAAGTTCTCTCGACTTATCTATTAATTCTCTTAATTCAGGCATTGACCTTCTAAGTATCAATGCTCTGTGTACTGGATTGTGACAATAGCGCAATGGATCTATTAACATTGCATAACTTTTACCACCACCAGCAGCTCCACCGTATAAAACATCCTTTTCTGGTGCAGCTAAAAAATCTTTCTGTGGCCCTTCGTTGGGCATAAACTCAACATAAGAACCTGTTTCATCCAAATGCTTTTGTATAGCATCTGGTAATTCTTTACTTTCTTTTTCAGTAATAACATTAGATGTTAAAACTTTTTTACTTTTATCTAATTCTTTTTCTGCTTTCTTTAAAGATCTCCGCAGTTTTGAAACTTTAGAGTTCTTTTTCTTTAAAGCCTTCTGAGCCTGTAGTGCTGCTCTAACATCTGATAACTCAGAATTTTTAGGTCTTCCACGTTTCTTTTGTGGAGTACCGTCCTTCTTTAGTATATAGTTCCCTTGAGCATCTGTCAAGTAATTATTTGGATTTTTTTCCCAATCTTCCATATACTTTATCAACGTGTTTCTTTAAACCCATACGACTAATCTTTCTACCTGTTTCAGCTTCTAACCAATCGACACCAATACCTAAACTTATTTCTTCTTTATTTATAGACTCTGAAACTTCTTTAAGTATACTAAGCTCTTCAGGTATAGGCTTTAAGTAACCATCAACAGGAGACAACTCATAACCAAAAGGGATAGTAGAAGAGGTACGTCTGACATATTCATCTGGAAGTAACATTCCTTGTGCTTTTAATTGCATAAATAATCCACCAAGAGTACTCACCACTTAACCTTATGAGACCAATATCTTGCACTTAGTTTACTAGGACTTGAATCCTGTGCATTGTGTCTAGCATAGTAAGATCTTTTTCTAGCTTTATCTTTTGCAGACTTAGGATTCTTTCCTGCTCCTCTTACTCCTTGCTGTCCGAAACGTATAGTTTTTACTTTGTCTCCTACTTTAGCTACAACAACGTGAGACTTTGTTTTATGATTAGGAGTACGTTTAGGCTTGTTATATCCTGATACTCCTGCTCTTGCAAGTCTAGGATCTTTTTTCTTAGCCATTATTTCTTCTTCCTTTTCTTAGTTTTCTTTTTATGCAGTCCGTGTCTAGCGTGTTGTTTACCTTTAGCAGTAGCTTCTCTTTTCTTTTTATTTGCTGCTGCAAGTTTTTTTCTACCTGCAGGAGTAGACTTTAACTTTTTAATTTTTGCAGACGGAGCATAGACTTCACCAGTTTCAGAAGACTTCTTACCGCTTGGAGTTCTCCACTTTTGTTTTGTCCACTTCTTAAGACTTCTTTGACTTTTTCTTAGAGCCATTTTTTTTCCTTATTGCTGCCTTACCTCTTTTAGCTATTTCAGCTTGTTTAGTTTTACCAGCTACTTTAGCTCTTTGTTCAAGAACAGTAAGTATTTGAATCTTTCTTGCAAAAGGTTTTTTTATACGTTTAACTTTAGCAACAGTATCTCTTGCATCTTTTACAGTTGCAAACTTAATACTAACAGTATCTTTAGGATTCTCATCCGTATATAAACGTCTACCGCTACCTTTAGGTTTTTTACCTGTGCCTTTTTTAGGATCAGGCATTACTTACCTTTTTTAGCTTTTTCTTTTGCTTTCTTTGAAAGATCTTTAAAATGATAAAGTCTAACACTTGTTTTGGTATGAGTCTTATTTGTATGTAATTGACCATTAGGCATTTTGTGCATACTGCCTTTGTGTTCAGTACCGTCTCTTTTATAATGTTTTACACCTTTAGCCATTACATCTTCTCCATATCTTGAATAGACTTGTAATTAACTACTCCACCGTCCATCATTTTTTTACGCTTAGAACCGTACATTCCACCGCCCATCATTTTCTTGCGCTTAGAACCGTACATTCCACCGCCCATCATGTTTTCTCTTTTCTTAGGTCTACCTTTTTGGCTACCATAAGTTCCTTTTCCCATTGGCATTATTTGTACCCTCCACCTTTTGCTTTATATTGTTTAGCCAACATCTGTGCTTTTCTTGCACTCCATTGACCTGCTCTTCCACCTTTACTACCTGCTTTGATACGCTCAAACATACGCTTTCTCATAGTAGGTTTAGTATAATTACCTGCTTTATTTACTGTTGATTTTTTTTTCTTTTTGACTGCCATAATAATCCATTTGATCTCTTAGTTTTATTTGTTGTTTTCTAAAATTAAATTTTTTCTTGTTTCTAACTTCTTGTCTTCTAGCTTGATTTCTAAATCCACCTTTTCTCATAACATTAAATCCTCTAATGCTTCTAGTTTATCTTTAGCTTGTGCAAGTTTATCTAGTTGTTCATCCATAACTTCTATAATGTCTGCGTGTTCTCCTACACCTACACTATTTTTAAAATATACAGATAAGTTTGCTTCGGCTTTAGCTATTTCACCTTTGTATACAGCTTTTAAAGCTTCATATTGGATTGTATGATTTATATTAGTCATCGTTGCTCCCTTTTGTATTACTTGCTCCGAAATAAAAACTGATTATAGCACTTGCAAGTCCTCCAAGATAACCTAAAACTAAGTTAATCAAAGCTTCGCTGTTCTGCTCTGGAGGCTGCAGAGTGATTAGAAAGATATATCCCATAAACCCACCCACAACAACTAATCCCATAATTCTAGATGTCCAATCTTTAGAGAA